ATCACCACCTGAAGCGTCAATTGATGGATTGTTTCCTGTAGCAGCATTTACAAAAGTAACTTCATTAACTGCTGAACTTGTAGCCGTAATTTTAGCTACTTCGTTACTATTTGTATCTAAAATAGAAGTTCCAATTATAGGAGACGTTAAAGTTTTATTTGTTAACGTGTCTGTTGAAGAGGCAGTAATGAATCCACAATCATCAATGTCTGGGTTAGTCCCGTCATTTGCTGTTGCGTAAACTAATTTTACTGCACCTGGTGTAACAGTTACACTATCTCCAGATCCTGATACGTATTTAAATACTACGTTTTGAGATCCAGATGTTGAATTTTTTAAAACATAAAGACCTTGAACATCGATTGGAATAGTAACGTTTCTTGAAGCTGAAATAGTTCCTGTAAATTCTATAATTCTGTGTGCAAGAGTTGCACCTGTAGATCCATCAGATACAGATAAATCTGTATCACCAGAATCTGATACGGCTTGCGTAGTAAAACCACCAGCTATTTGCTCTATTATTTGTAAATTTGTATTAGTTTTTGTTCCCCACGTTCCAGCATTTTCTCCAGTTGCCTGTAGTTCAATACCGAGTGGTGTATAAGTTGAAGCCATATTTTATCTCCTATTTACTTAAGCTACATTTGTATAACTCGTATTTGAACCTGTGTCAACATCAGAATAAGCTTGAATTCCAAAGCCTGACGCAGTGCCAAATCCAGCTACGGAAGCAGTTGCAGATTGTCCTGTTAAACCTATTGTGAAATCTGCTACAATAGTAGATCCTACACTAGCAGTCGCTGAAACTCCAGTGAGTCCCATTACGATAGCTAAAGGATCTATTGATCCCACGCCAGAAGTTATTGATTGACCTGTTACATTTATTACTGGATTTGATGCAATAGTTACACTTCCAATACTGAACGTTGCAGATACTCCAGTTAATCCCATTACATCTGCTGGTGCAATAGAACCAACGGAAGAAGTTATTGCTTGACCTGTTGGTCCAACAACTTCTGCGGTAGGATCAATCGCTCCAACACCAGAAGTTATAGCTACTCCTGATAGTGCAAATTCTGTGTCTATTGTAAATGAAACAGAGCCAACACCTGAAGTTGAAGATACGCCCGTTAGCCCAATTACGTCGGCAGGGTTAAGTGTAAACATTCCCCAACCATTTTCACCATAAGACGCATTACTCCAACCATTAGGGCCTAAGTCTGATACAATTGCATCAGGTGCAGTTAATTCTACTGTTAAACTTGATTCACCCCAAGACTCATCGTTCCAACCATCTCTGCCCCAACCTTGTTCAGGGAAAGCAACAATATCTCCAACTGACGCTGTTGCGGATACACCAGTTAAAGTAAGTGTTTCATCTTTAAGTTCACCCCACTCACCATCATTCCATGCTCTGGCTCCCCAACCTACAACAAACTCTTCATTAGTTCCCCAAAGATTAGTATTCCAACCTAAAGCTCCCCACGTATCAGGAGTTGGTGTATTTGCCGTTCCTCCCATTCCTGAGTGGTTAGTGCAATAATAATATAAAGTTGGAGCATCAGTCGCTACAGTAATTTGAGTGTAAGCTCCTGAAGAACCTGGCGTTCCGTTGGTTGTAACTCCGGTCGTGTACTCACTTCCACCTGAGTGTGTTCCGCCGCTTGTGGTAGAAAATCTTAACGGATGATATGTGTTAGAGGAATCAGCTTGATCAAATTTGTAAGTTCCACTTTCAGCTAAATAGAGAGTATCTTGTTGAACACCATCAATAGCATATTTATTTCCAGAGTCGGTGCTGACCACCGTTACTGTATATGTTCTAGTAACGGACATCCGTCGTTACTCCTATGCTAATCTTATGATAGCGTTTGTAGCGTCTGCTGTTGGAAATTGAATTGTGAAAGTTCCGCTAGTTACAGTTTTATCACCGCCGAAAGCAATGACCGCACACGCAGGATCACCTGTTGCCGTGTCGTTATAAATTAGACAACCGTTCGCTGTAAATGATGCATCTGTATAACTTACATCTGCAAAATCACAAACTGCAGTTGTACTTGAAGCAACTGGAGTTACGCTCGTTAACGTTGCGCCGGCTGCTGTGTAAGCCGTTCCAGAAGTGTTAGTTATTTCGTTTGAAGTTGTGTAAGCCGTTGTGCTAGCGCCTAGAGTTGCAGAGCTAGTGTACAAAGCAATCTTAAAAGTATTACCTGTTGTTGCTGTAAAATCATGAACTCCTTTTAAAAGTTCTACTTTAAAACTTGTGCATACTGCCGATGTAATTGCCATATAAAAACTCCTTACGGGTTAGTTGAAGGTATTGATAATCTGACAGCTCCGTCGGTGTAGTCATCTCGTCTTCGTCTGCCAATTTGTTCAACACCAAACTTATCTACCTCTTGTTTATACTTTTGTTCGTATAATGTCAACATATCTTGTGGACCTTTTAAGAAGGCATATGTCTCTGCTAAACAGCAGTATAATAGGCCATTAGGGAAGTTTAGACTGATATAGTTCGTTGTATTATCAGAAGCTAAAGTAGCTGGCATTTTATTAAAATGAACCCTAAATTTGTATGTAGTATCGGGCACAGGAGCAAACATTATTCTGCCTGAATTTGTATCTCCATCTCCAGTGGCTCCTCCAAACATAGCGTAATATTTAGGTTGTCCTCTTTTTGCTGTCTCTGTTGATGGTATATACTCTTGTAAATATGTAACATCTTTCTTTTCTAAAAATCTATTGTTGCCTGTAATATCTGAAGTTGAATCATAGACTTGTATAGCTCTAATAAATAAACATCCACCTGGAGCATTTATTGTTTCTTGTCCTGTAACTAAATTACCAGATTGTTGTTTTCTATCTGCATCAATGGGAACATCACGCATAATTCTATATTGCGCATTTAAAATTATATTTTCTAATTGGTCAGCAGATAAAACATTAGAGTCTACTTCTGTGTAGTTTCTAATTTGTGTAATTAATCCTGAATAACTTAATCCTGCCATTATGGTGTTAATGTTACCGGCCCTGCCGTTACAAACATTCCTCCTGCTCTTTCCGTCACAGTAGGAGTTGATCCTAATGTAAACGTATAATTATCTGTTCCTGTTACTGTTATACTAAATCCTGAAGAATTTTCAAACACTGTAAAAGCTATACCCCCAGGTGATCCATCCACGTTTCTAAAAACGACTGTGTCTGAAGTAGATCTTCCATGACTTGGCTCTGTCACTGTAATTGTGGTGCTACCAGATGTTATATTAAAGGGGTTTCCAGGTAATAATCTATCTGTCGCTGGCTCTGTTCTATCAGGTTTTGCCATTGGTAAACCTTCAGGATCAGCACCATGTGGTTTTGGCTGTAGTTGTGGTTGTTTTGGTTCAAATTCAGATACATGAACTCTAGAACCATTCCATTCTTTAACCATTTCTTTGTATGGAAATTCTAGTCCTGATCTATCAGATATAAATTTAGCGAATTTACCTTTTGCAAAATTAGACATTTGGATAATAAGTTTTTGGGGTTATGTAAGAACTTGAAGAGGAACCATCTTCAGCTAACGCTCTTTGTAATTCATCTTCGTAATACAGTTTCATTTGTTGAGATAATTCAGGTTTAAATTTTTGTGATAAATAGAAAGCTAACCCAGATACCATACAAGGAACAAATCTGTACGGTACGTCTGTTGCATTAGTATAATCACCAATATCTTGTATTCTTTTTACAAAATAAAAATTAATCGTATTACCAGCTTCTGATGAACCTGGTGTTAAGTATAAAGTAATTGTAACTTTATCAATAAATCTTTGAACGTAGTATTGTGATGGTTGACCTGTTGATGTTTTATTGGAAAGAGCTTGATATGTAGATCTGTTTATTTTTGTAAGAGGTGAATCAACACTTGAAGAATTTCTATAAACAGCCTCTAAAATATCATCTACACCATAGATAGCTGTAGCATCAGAAGTGCCATCACTTGTTGATCTAAACATTGTATAAACTGCTTGACCATTTACTAATGTAATTGAATTATTTCCTATCTGCCAATAGTGAAGTCCTCTATTACCCCACTCTTGAAATAATATATTAAGAGATCTTCTTGCTTGACGCATCTGATTACCAGATACACTTTGCAAACCAATTCTTTCATACGCCTCTTCAATTATTTCGTCGATAGCGAAATTTTTATCAAATATTACTGTGCCCGAAGTAGTGTTAGCCATCTAACCTCCTACTTGTCTATTAATAACGTAGCAGCTGTTAAGTTTGATATTGCAGAAACAGTCATTCCACTTTTGAAAACTATTCCATCTTCTGGAATATTTAATGCGAAAACATCCCCATTTGCAACGTCACCTTGGAACTGAGTTACTGAATCTCCATCTTGTAAAGTTATTCCTCCAGCTGATCCTCCACTGTCAGACACAAGAACTATACCTCTTAATCTTGTTCTTCCTGCGAACACCGAACCAGTTCCTGTAACTCTTATCGCTTTTACATCTGATTTCATATTTTATCTCCTTATTGGTGTGGGTGAGTATCAAGATCAAAAAGTCTCGAAGTTTCTCACCCACATAATTATTAACTTACTGCTGCACTAAATGGTGTAGCTGCATCACCAGTACCACCAGTGTTGACTTGTACGCCCCATCTGTTTGCACCGATTGCTTTGCAAGTTATGATTGTTCCAGCTAATCCGCCAGTCGTACTACCATTTAAAGTAATAGTGTCAGATGCTGCTGCAGTCATAAAACCTTCAGCATTATCGTTAGTATCCGTGTCAACAATAACTGCGTTACCAGTCATCGTGTCACTAGCGTTAGCAACTTGTAATATAAAGCTGCCTGTTTTAGTTGTTCCAATGTATATTTCAAAAGAAGCACCTAAATTGTTCGCTGAGTTTGGATCGTTACCTGGACCCGCAACACCTGAATCAGATGATGAGTTAATCGCAGGTAAAGTCAAAGTAGCTGCACCAGCAACGTTGTGGTACAACATTCTACCAGCATGTGTATCAACAGTTAAAGAAGTTGCACCGGCTCCGATTGATACAGAGTTTCCAGTTCCAACACCTTGAAAACCATTAATAGATTTTACTGGTCCTTGAAATGTAGTTTTTGCCATAATTATATCCTCCTAGTTTTACGAACATAGTCTCTAGGCCGTCGACTTT